CACAGACTACTGTGTCAGAAGCTCATCCTGACTGGAGACGCCACAAACGTGGTTTCTTCGGTGGGGATTTCGGGGGTCCCTTCTCGACTGAAAAGACATATGTTGACGATACATCGTCAACGTCTGTCCATCTTTCGGGAAGGTACTTTACATCAGGGCCTCCCTTGGGGCATAATGCCGTTTATGACGGTCCTATGCTCCCTGTGAGGCCTAATGTATTGCAATTTCCCTTGTCATCTAGGTCATCTGATGATGATCTGGATGAATTGGGTACAATCGCAATATCTAGATGTAGTCCCGCTAATCCCGCTGCGAATGTCCTAACCTTTCTCGGTGAGCTGCTTAGCGATGGTTTACCAAAGCTAGCAGGCTCTGGGCTTAAAGAGCTCAGAGCGCTCGGGTCTAAGGAAGTTGGAAAACTCCTTGGTCACGAGTACCTCAATTATGAGTTTGGTTGGAAACCATTTATCAGTGATTTGCGTTCAATCGCAAATCTTATTCTCACTGCGGAGAAACAACTCCGCAATTTTGAGAATAATTCTGGTAAATTGGTTCGTCGCCGGTATGAGTTCCCACCCGACGTTTCTTTTTCTCCAGAAGTAAAGCTCAATCTAGTAGGATCTGATCCTTGGATCAATCCGTCTAGTGATGCGCTTTATCGGAGAGGAGTCACGCCGACCGGTCAAGTCTTCTATCTAGACAGGATAGAAAGACGTCAATGGTTCAGTGGCGCATTTACGTACTACCTTCCTCCGGCTGATAGCCTGAGGAATGGTATCGCGCGATACGTCATTGAGGCCAGGAAATTACTTGGCCTTTCATTGACCCCAGATAATGTCTGGGCTTTGACCCCGTGGAGCTGGGCTGTCGATTGGTTTTCAGATGTCCATGAGTTGTTAAACAATTGGACAAACTGGGCCATCGACAATCAGGTGTTGGCTTATGGGTACATGATGGAACATTCCATCACTCAACGTACCTATAACTTTGTCGGTACTCCGACTTTTGTGTCGGGGACCGTCAAACCTGTTCCTCTTACTCTTGTTCATGAGAGCAAGATAAGAAGACAGGCAACTCCCTTCGGATTCGGGCTCGACTGGGATGACTTTACGTCAACCCAGACGGCCATCGCTACTTCGCTTGGTTTGACCAGGCGTAAGTAGCGTCCTTGTAGTGCCCTGCGTTAAAACGCCAACGGGGGTCTAACCGGGCCCCTAGGAGTGATGCTCATGTCGTTTACCGATCCGCAGTCCATCACAATTGCTGGGACGGCGATCTCGTTGCCACGCACTTCTGTGGGTGACAATGAGTCGACGTATTCCAGCTCGGATGGGCTTACGCAGCTGTCCGCTAGCCATACTTATGGCAAGCGTACGCGCCGCGTGCTGCGAATCGACACCGCGAAGATCGCACCCGACGTGTTTGAGCCGTCGGAGAATGTCAAGCTTTCCATGTCTTTGTACATGGTGTTTGACCTCCCTCCGGTCGGCTACACGAATACGGATGTGATGGCTGTGTATAACGGCTTTAAGACCGTTTACACGGCGACTTCCGACGCGATGATCACGAAGCTCGTCGGCGGCGAGTCCTAACGGACTCGTTATGCCGGCGGCCCGTGATCCCGTGCCGCCAGATGGAGAGCGCCGTTTGGCTAACTCTCAATGGCACTCCGGGAGGAGAAATCTTCCTGGAGGCCGGAGGCGCGGTGATTGCGACCCCCGCACCACTATAAGCCGAAAGCTTCTAGTGATTGTGGTGGCCGTAATCAACGCCCTTTATCTGGTCGGTGATGCCCTTCTTACGAGCGGACATAATGCCTGCCCGTAGGTTGGGAGTAAACTCAATGGTTACTATCATGCGCGATACCGCTTCCGGTGTTAAGCCGGTGCGGTATCGAATCATGGTGACCTCGCCAGGAATGGCGAGGCCGGTTAAGGTAGTGAAGTCTTCCGATCCTGATGAGATTCTTTCGAATCTCATTCAGATCCTTGGACTTTCCTGGCCTTACCAGAAACCATCTGAGCGTCAGTCGACTTAATCCTCGACTGCGGCGACAGAGCTATGGACTAGCCACCCTTCCATGAAAGGAGGGGGACTATGAAAAGCCTGACGTCACTCTGGTCCTGTACAGCTAATGAAATGGCTGTACGATGTCGCACTAGCGCCACTCTTGACATAAAAACCGTCAAGAGTCGGTTCGAACACGAGGGGTTATCGTTTTTGGCGATAACCCTGGCGGACTTTGGAAAAGCTACCCAAAAGTGGCTTGACCAAGGTTTCGTCGTCCCTTCGGACGTTCCCTCTTTTAAGAGAGCGCGTCTTACTGGTCTCCCTGCATTTCTGCAAGGTTTCCTTGGACGTGTGTTCGACCCATGTAGTGGGGCGCTATTGGACAATCCGGACATTGAAGCAATCTATGCTATACGTCAACTAACGTTGATGTTTAGCAAGATCGCCCTTCCGTCTCATTCCGAGAGGAATGAGAATCAGTCGAACAGCCGTAAGGTTGTTTCTACTGATCGCGAAAGGCGAGCAATGTCCGATTTTCTCCAATGTGAGCAGGAGGTGAAGGAGTCAGATGAGCTTTTGGACCCACAATTTCTTGTGGACCTTAAGCGTATGTCTGACTTGCTTTTTGGCGGCCTTTTTGCCAAAGTGGATAGAGATATCTACTGGGGCAGGACCGTTCCTAAGCATGGCCCAGGCGCTGTCGCTGATCGACTTAGCTCGAACGCTAAGTGGGGTCAGCGAACCTGGACTACTCGTCTTCAGCGGGTATTCCCTGCTGATGAGTTTCTTATTCCAAATCATTCTTTTAAGAATGAATTGGATAAGGAGCTTCACCTCCTTGAGCCCGGAGAGGAAGTCCCCGTTAGGGTGATTTCCGTTCCTAAGACGCTCAAAACACCTCGAATCATTGCTATTGAGCCTACTGCGATGCAATATGCGCAGCAGGCTCTTAGCCGTGCTCTTCGAAGTGCGCTGGAAGAGGATGGTTTCCTCAGGCGCACTATCGGATTTACAGACCAGGAGCCTAATCGGCAAATGGCCTGTACTGGCTCCCACAGCGGGGAGACAGCTACACTCGATCTGAGTGAAGCTTCCGATCGTGTTTCGAATCAGCATGTACTGGCCATGTTGGATGGCTATCCTCATTTGCTTGAGGCTATCCAATCCACGCGGTCCAGAAAGGCTGATGTACCTGGTCATGGCGTTATACGCCTTGCCAAGTACGCCTCTATGGGCTCAGCTCTCTGCTTTCCTATTGAGGCGATGGTATTCCTTACCGTCATCTTTCTAGGAATAGAAAGGGAGCTTAGTGCTCCGCTTTCTCGGAAGGAGCTTATCAGGCTCTTTTCCGAGCAGGTGCGCGTCTTTGGTGACGACTTGATCGTCCCCAGAGACTATGTGCTGTCCGTTGTTAACGAACTTCATACTTTTGGGTATGTAGTTAACGTTAGCAAGTCTTACTGGACCGGAAGGTTCAGGGAGTCTTGCGGACGGGAATATTTCGATGGCCATGACGTTAGTATCGTCAAGGTCAGGGAGGTGCTCCCGACACAACGGCAGGATGCGAGTGGAGTAATTTCTACCGTGGCTCTGCGCAATCAGCTATATTGGGCTGGTGCGTGGGGCAGCGTTAGATGGTTGGATGACTACCTAGGAAAATTGTTAAAGCATTTTCCAAATGTAGCGCCAACCTCCCCACTGTTGGGCAGGGAGTCGTGCCTGGGATATGAATTCCAGACACTTGACCCTAATACTCACAGCCCCTTAACCAAGGGCTATTATGTGAGTGCCAAGCCTCCAATCGATAATCTCGATGGGGCAGGTGCCCTCCTCAAGTGTCTTTTGCGTAATCACCCAGAAATTGGTGATTTCGCCCTCAGCACTGAGGATCCTCGTGATCCTTTGCCAAGTGCTGATGCCGGACACTTGGAGCGTTCTGGACGCCCCGAGCGCGTCGACATCAAACTCGGAAGGAGATCACCATATTAGTATGGTGATCAACCTCGAATCATCGAGGTTGTGGGAGATGACCAAGTTGGTCACCCGTTCTTCCGCGTTGGACCATACGATCAGTATAGTCCCAC